AGTCTTCGTTTTTTGCGCCCATATACTTAACAGGCATACGTGTTCGATAATCATGCTTGATTACCTGTACATCCTTAGACGGGTCTCTCATAGACCAAAGTTTAGTAATGTCATCTCGTACAATCATGTCGCCATCAATAAAGATAGCATGACCAGTCCAGTCCATCAGATAAGGAACAAGAAATCTAGTGTATATAAAATGGTTACTACCGTCCTGGTGTATTTCTTTATAATCTTTAAAAAGATTAAGTGCTACCGGTATAATTTGTACAGGCTGGCTAGCATTACGAATAATACTATTTGCACAAACATGAAATACCGCTGCTTCTCTTGGATCGTAACCTATGAAAACTGGAATCATTCTTTATTTATAAACTATGTACTTTAAGAATATAAATATCATATGCACATTATACCTCTAACTATAGTTGATAAGTTTTTTGACAACCCAGACAGTATACGAAAATGGGCGTTAAGTTTACCTTATTACACAGACGAACTCGGACGATGGCCTGGAGCAAGAACTAAAGCGTTACACGAGATAAATCCAGATTTTGTAGATTATTTTGCTAACAAGTTTTTTTCTTTATTTTTTGATTTTGAAAAAGATAATGTACAATGGTCTATGGATGTATGTTTTCAACAAATTGATAAAACATACGGAACAGGATGGATACATCAAGACGAGCTATGCAGGCTAGCCGGATTAGTTTACTTGTCGCCAGACGGGGATAGTCATAGCGGTACTTCAATTTATGCTAGAACGAACGAGGCTATCTTTGCTCCGAATAAAATGGAATCTATTATGACTAAGATTGATTTTTACAAGGGCGGCGACAAAACCTTAGAAGATGCAGAATCTTATAGGAAAAAAGTAGCAACAGAGTTTACAGAAACAGTAAGAGTTAGTAACGTGTATAACAGATTACTTGCATATGACGGCCATATGCATCATGCACCGCACGAATTTACTGCTGAGAGAGAAAATGCTAGATTAACAATGGTATTTTTTGTTAATACCCTACGAGCAGATAGACCACCAATACAGCGTATGCGTACTATATCGACGCATCTTCCATCCCGGCCACTCTAAGTTTGACAATGTTAGTTAATTGCCATTGTTTTTGATCAAGGGCTTTAGTAATACCTAACCATTTATTACGTAGTAAGGCGAACTCGTTGATGATTTTTTCAAAATCTACAACATCTGATTCGCCTTCTACATAACGTTCGCAGTCTCGACTACTTAGTGCTCGTTGATAATTTTCAAGATACTTTCTAAAGTGTTGACTTTTAAGTCTACGACATTCAATGTTCAAGTACTCTAATATTGCTTCAATTTCTTGAAGTTGCCCAAATCTCACTTCTACAACACCAGGCATATTGGCAGCGGCCTTTTCTATATTTCCCGTTATACGGCATTCATATTTTGCTGCCTGTAATTCAGCTTCGTAATATTCTACAGCGTCGGGGATATTACTAATATCCTTAGAGATTTGAGTATACCAGTTCATTCTTCGTCTTCGTAAGAATCCCAGTCGTTTTCTTCATCGACTTCTTCTTCAACATCTTGATCGAGATAGAAATCTATAGCGTTATCTAAATCCTCATCAATACCGCTAGCACCAGCCATGACCTTATCACTAATGCCGTGGTCTGCTAATAGATCAACATAACGTTCTGCAAGTACATCTAAGACTTTTTTATCAACGTACTCTTTAAACAATAACCAGATATCACCAATTTGATTTTCATTCATGTTCTACAATTTCCCCAGTTTCAAGGTCGATGTTAGATTTTACATTAGGATTCTTAGCATAGTCTACCATGACTTTGTCCAATGCACCTTCTTCATTTCGCTCCCATTCTTTACGATAGAACTTGAGCTCTTCCGACCCAGCGTATTTAAGTCGATTGCCATCTTTTTGCAAGAATCCTTTGCCTTCGAAAAGGTCAACTAATCCACTATATGGATTCATACCTGTTTCATAAGGAATCTTAACCTGTACACTTTCAAATGGTTTTGCATAACGAGTTTTCATAACCTTACAGGCTGCACGAATGCCTCGAACTTCTGAGATCTTGTTGCCGTCTTCATCTTCTTTGAGCTTGAGTTTCTTCATAGCTACAACAATAGAACTAGCGTAAACAAAACCTTGTCCGCCACTAATTTTGTCATCTGGGTCAAACATATCCTGACTAGCATAGGTATGATTTGTTGCTACCAGTCCCACGTTATACGATCCGAACATGTTGACACAATTACGAACTAGTGCGGTAAGAGCTTTAGGTTTACGACCCATGTCACCTTTTAGGTCACCTGCTTCGAATTGATTAACATCAGTCGGTGTTAACAACATACCTAAGCTATCTAGCACAAACAAAACTTTAGGACGTTCTGCCATTGCTTTGTATTCTTTCATAAACTCGTTAATAGTTTTAGCTACGTCATCAATCATAGCCATATTGAGTTTAAGAAGCTTATCTTCTGCGGTATCTACACCTAATGCTTTAAGCCATTCTTCGTCTAATGCATTTTCTGAGTCGATTAGGATTACATAGATTCCGTCTTTTTGTGCATTACGAACAAGATTGCCTGAGCAAATAAAACTCTTTCCTGCGCCAGATTCTCCAGCAAATACAGTAACCTTACCTAGCGGTACACCTTTGTGAAAGTCTCCCGAAATAAGATAGTTAAGAGCATAATTACCTGTCGATATCCAGTCTGTAGGATCATTAAAACCTACTCCTAGTCCGTCAATGCTTTTTGTTAATGTTTTTCTAAATTTTGATAAATCAAATGCCTTTGTTGCCATATAATATCCTTAAGAGAAGAGAACTCGGGCGCAAGGCCCGAGCCGTGTTACTTATTACTTGTTTCGATTACGAATCATAGCAAGGATATCTTCTGCCTTGCTACCGCCTGCGGCAGGTTTTGATTCTTCTGCTTTAGGAGCAGGTGCTGCCTTAGCGGCAGGTTGTTCCCATGGAGCTTCGTCTTCATCGGCTACAACAGGAGCAGCCTTTGGAGCAGCCTTAACAGTATTAGGATCACCAGTAGCAGAACTCATACCTGCTGGCTTAAAGTATTGCCCCCAACGGTCTATATCAAACGGTTCGCCTGCAACAGAAGCTTCGAACATTTCTTTGATAACTTTAACTTCTACGTCTGAAGGCTTCTTAGGCAAGTAATCCTTAAGACTAAACAAACCATGTTGTTCTAAAGCGGCAGTTTCCGCATCGTCGAGCGGACGAGTACGGCGACTCCACTTGCTAGTAGAATAGTCAGCATAACCACCCTTTGAAGTTTTGATCAATTTAAAGTCAACACCGTTAACTGCGTCAGTTGGCAAGTCATCCATTTCTGGATCTAGCAATGCGCCACGGATAAGTTGAAAAATTTGTGGTCCAATAATAAATCTACGGATAGGATTTTCTGGACGTTCTTGTTCTTTCAAACCGTCTTCAACAACGTATCCTTGGAAGATGTATGAACGTTTCTTCCAGTACTTACGACCCATATCTTCTAAAGTAGGATCTTTGAACCAACCACGTACTTCGTTAAGGATAGGACAGCTTTCGCCATACATTTCCATACAAGGGACGTTGACAGTAACTTGTTTACTATCAGTCGAGTTCTTAACTCCAGGGAATGGCAATTTGATCATTGCACGTTCTAAATGATGCCATAATGAGCCTCCTAATAAATTTTAATAGCCTATTGTATTTGCCTTTATTTGTTTAGAACCTACTAAACAAAAAACGCATACATGTTATTGTATGCGTTTTTATTTATGTTTGCAAGAGAAATCTTGCTTAATTATGATTTATTTTAGCCGTTTATTGAAGTCTTGCGTTCAAAGCTTTAAACATCTCGGCAACACTAGCTTGTGGTTTTTGAAGACCGTGTTCAGTAATACCAGCCAATTGACGAAGGCGTTTTGATTCGTAAATGGCGCTTAGTTCTTTAATAACCGTTGATGCTAGTTCAGTAACATCTTCGCCAAATTGTTTTTCAACTGCTATCATTACACCAGTTTCACCTTTGGGGAAAGAACCAGTTTGCTCGTCGTACATAGATTTAATAAACTCAACTACTTCTTCTTGTTTACTACTCATCGAATCTTCTGCAAAAATAGTACCAACATCAACTTTAGCAAGTTTGGCTGCTTCTCTAATAGTTAAATCTTTGCCACTAAATCTAATAATAGTTTCTTGTGTCGCACCTGCTTGACGAGCTTTTTCTATAGCTCGCATAAATCTTTCTGCTACTGGTACACCTGGTTGAGGCTCAGTCGGTTCTGGTGTAGGTGCTGCTGGTGCAGGTGTAGGTGCAGGTGTAGGTGCTGCGCCTTTATCAAATTGAATTTGACTACTTAGATCAGTACCAGTTTCTTCATCTTTAGCTTTTAAATATTGTACAATGATGTCTCTAACATCACTTTCTGGATTTAATGCACTAACAAATTTTAACGCTTTTGTTAATTCTGGATCATCAATTACACCTTTTAGGCTTTGAATAACATTAGTACCATCGGCGCCGCCTGGTAATTCTTGACTCATTAATGCATTTAATTTTTGCAACGCTACACTTTGAGATTCTGGATTATTACTAAACAAATCATTGCTTTCTCCAACAATTTGATTTAAGTATGTTTCATAGTTAACAAGTTCGTCAATTTCTTTTACTGGATCGTATTGAGATTCTTCTTCAATATCTGTAAACAAATCACTAGGCATAATTTCTTTTACTGGGGCAACATTTTCACCAACTAGTTTAAAAATATATGGAAACACATTTTTTAATTCTTCATTAAAACTGCGAATAGTTAATCTATCTACCCAGTCACTAACTACGTCTTCTGGAATAAAAATTTCTTCTGGATCAGTCCATGACTCAGCAAATGATTTGTAATAATTTACATTTTGTAAACTATGAATTTCTTTTTTAACCTGATCAATACGTTCGTAAACTTTGCTATTGATTTCTCCCATAGCTTCGCTGACCATTTCATTACGATCAACATAGCCTTTAAACATGCGTAACTTGTTTAATTCTTCTGAAAGACCAATAATGTGTTGACCGATAGAATCGTAACTGTTACCACCGTGTGCAACGTGTTGTGCTAGTGCTCTAGCTCCGTTTAGATGCTTGTACGGATACTTAAATCGTTCTCCGTCGGCATTTTCAACATAGATGCTGTCAATGTGCATAGTTCTACCAGCAGGTAGATCGTAGTTAACAGGCTTTGTATGTTTAACGATAAGTTTGGCTTCTCCCATGTCTTGAAAACTTGTTTTGGAAGTACCCCATAATTTACTTTCACTCATTGCAGCTTCTCCGTGCTTATTAGCTAGATAGTTATAATCTCTTTTATCTAAATTTGATTTGGTTGTATCTCTAGCACTAAATTTCATTCTGTGTTGTTTGGCAAATTCTCTAAGCTCTTTTAAAAAATTATACCACTGTTGTGTTATTCCGGTAGATCCCTGATCAGCAATATCGTTGCTGTAAATAACAACTAATCCGTCATCCTCAGAAATATCTACAGTAACAGTTCCTAAGTTTTGTCCTTTTTTAACAAAATCAAATTCAAAAAATCTAGCATCCTTAGGAGTATCTGTTACATTATTGTTAGCATCGCCTAGTTTAATTTGTGGAAATTGTGTTCTTAATTTCCCAAATAGTTCTTCAGCAGTTGTTTCTAAATTTAGTTCCATAATTATATCGTTTTAAAAACTACGTTTAATACAATTCTTTTTTCCGAGACTACAGGACTAGATCCAGAATGGAATTGTTTAGATTCAAATATAACGGCTTTACCTTTTTTAGGAGTTACTTTATCAACTACAGTTGTATAGGTTTTAGTTTTAGGGCCTATATCATCAAAAAAGTATGTATCACCGTCGCAATTATTTACATAGTATATCATTGACATCATATCGTCGCTATCTGATTTAATATCAACATGGGGATAATGATAATCATCTGAAATAGCTTGTGGTAAAAAATTAAATTTGGCTTTTTCAACGTAAATGTTTTTTTGCATTTTTTCTGCTAAATTTTGTAGCACTGGTCTTATAAGCTCTATCTTTTGACTGTTTACTTTACTTTCGCTGATAACAAGATGAACAAATTGATTAGGATTTAATCCTTGTTCGTATACAAAAGTTTTTTCTAAGTCAGTAGCATTTGTAAGGTCAATAGTATAGGGGCAAAAAAACCAAGGAAAATCTTGAGATAAAATATCTTCTTCGATTAAATCTTGAGTTTGCTCGTCTATTAGGTCTTCAAATATCATCATAGTTATATTTATGCTAGGGTTGACGAAACATAAATGGGCATAGGCATTTCGTAATCTTCGTCATTAATTCCGTCATTAGTACTAAAGCTATCAAATACCCTTGCATCCCAGTCAGCTAATACCTGTGTCATACGTATAATTAATAGCATAGCACTAACTAAATCGTCAGGCTCTTCCATTTTACCCTGAAAACTTACACCCTGTGCTATAAAAGATTTTAGTTCAGTAATTAAAGGTTTACTGTTAATGGTCATTTTGTTTGATTCGATTAGGTATTTCAATCTAGCACAGGCACTAATTTTAGCTTTATGTGTAGTATTAAACCCTTTACGGAATTTGCGTACATGCCCTTTTCGTATAGGCTCACTGACAAACAGCCCAGGAAACTGATCTTCACCTATGTCTTTAATACAAATTAAACCAGCTTCTCCACTGTTATTATTTTCAATACTCCAGTAGAGGCTGTTACTACTTTCGTCACCTATTTGAGTTTGAATATACTGTAGTATCTCTTTAAGAATTCTTATTTGACCTTGTATAGGTGTAAGATTATGATGCCATTCGCCAACCTGTATAAATGAGGGCAATTCAACAACTTGAATAGCAGATCTATTTCCGCCTGTGCCTAAACTAGGATCTAAACTTACTGCATATAACATGTCTTTTTTAATTTCTTTATACCAACGGACTTGTCCCAAATTCATTATAGGGTTTCGCCCTTCCATGCCAGCAAGATGAATACTGTTAATTAGTGTTTCGTCAAATACTAAGAATTCACAATTGTATTCTCGACGGAATCGTTCTTCACCAATACGACCCCTTTCTGTTGTTGCCCATGCATCATCTCTATCTGGATGTTCACTCCAAGAGCATGTAAACGGAAAGAATCCGTTCACACCCGTTTCTTTCTCGTTACCAAACTCGTCAAATTTTTTATTAGCTTCTTTCCATATAGTAGCAAATGTATCTTCGTCACTGTTTGGTGTTGAAGTAATAATTGCCTTACCACCAGTTGCTAGTGTCGGCGAAATTGAAGTCCAGAATTCGTCTGCAATATTAGGCGGAACAAATGCAAACTCGTCACAGTATAGTAGGGAAATAGACATACCACTACCTGTGTTGCCAGTAGTAGTTGTAGAGACAATACGTGATCCATTATCAAATTCTATACTCCCTTTATTGTAGTTTACTACCCCACTACGAATGTAGTCAGGACATAATTCATAAGCGTATCTAATACGCTGCATAATTTCTTGCGAACCAGTATATTTGTGAGCACTAATTAATATTGTCTGATCCGGGTGGAACATGGCATACCATAACAAGTAACCAGCAGCACAGGTAGTTTTACCCATCTGTCGAGGTAACATGTTAATATTAAATCTATGTCCGTGGTAAGCATCTAATAACCGTGTTTGATACTCAAATGGTTCAAACAGCATCTTACCTTTAACAGGGTGCTGTATATAAAAGAAGGTACTACAGAAATGATGATACCCGTCGTCAGAACTGCACTTGAGCAAATCAGCAATCTGTTGCTCTGTAAATGTTTCTTTAGTATGGGCTTTTTTGGTTAAAACGCCGTCTAAACTTTTTGTTGCCATACTGTATTTACAATAAAAAAACGGGCCTATGGCCCGTTTTAGGTGTCAGTTTTTATTATCTAGACTTAACTTCTTGATACAGACTATCAAGGCGTTTAACTAAACTTTCCATAGTCATCGGATTACCGCCACCGTTAACTTTTGGGGCTTCTCCGCCTTTGCTATGCAAATCGTCGCCAGTTGGTGTTACTGCTTGAGCAGGTGCATACATTTCATCTGGCTCGTTAGCAAATTCATCAACTGGTATATCATCACCTACAACAATAGGTTTTTTCATTGCCATAGGAGCTGGCATTTCATCAGGACCGTCCATTTTGGCAATGAGGTCACCTAAGTCATGCCCGTCGCCATGCTCATCCGAGCCGCCATCTAAATTCTTTAGAATGTCTAACAAGTCACGAATACCACCGGCACCAGAACCATTCATACTAACATTCATATTAACATTATCTTGTTGTGGCGGATTCATAGAACCCATAGGACCCACACCACATCCGTCTGCTACAACTTCTTCTCGTTTAATATCGCCAGTACCTTTACCGTCTATTTTGATTTCTTCGCCTGGTGGAGTATTTTGAACTGCCTGACCATAAGCATTGCCTTCATTAGGCTCTTCGATCATAGGCTGATCTAATTCGTTGATGCGAGATAATAATTCTTGAAAATTCATTTTGTTTTTCCTTTGCCGCTAATAGGGCTCTTAGCAGGTGAAGCTTTAGCAAGTTCAGCGGCTTTTTCTTTTGGTGCTTTTTTAGCTAACAAACTGTCATTAACACCTTTATATTGTTGCGGTTCATTTCTTTTCTTTGACAATTCTTTAAGTAGACTAAGAACATGTTTTTCGCCTACTATTTTTTGATTATTGCTTGCAGGAAAATCACATTGACCAATTAAAGGTTTTCCGCCTTTTGTTTCTGCATTTTCTTCTTCAAGATTTAATTCTGCTTCATTCTCTTCAAGCGCGGTTCTTACTTTAATACAGCATCCTTTTAGCCCAGTTTGTTCAGTCATGTAACTGTGTAGTACTGTACTAGTTGTTGGATACTTTAGATCCACGTCAAAAACTGTTACTTCTACGTTTTCCATTTCTGG